ATAAGCGTTGTACTAATTCAAAATGACCTCTATGAGGTGGTTTGAATGCTCCTGGATATAAAGCTACTTTTTTAGGAGTAGGTTCAATTATTATTTCAGCTAAATATTTACCTAAACTCATTTTACGAAATTAACTATTTTACTTATTACTTCATTTTCATCAGTAGTGATAGAACCTTTAACTTTACTTTCAATGTTATTAAATTCTTTTTGAAGTTTATCAATTTGAGTATCTAATAATGCTTTTGATTGAGCTTTAGCTTTTTCAGCTTTTTCTTTTTCTTCTGGAGATTGTAATTCAGGTTTATCTTTTCTAAATGTTGATTTAAATTCACCTGATGATAATAAACTTTCAAAAAATTCTTTTAATTTACCACTTTTGATAGCGTTATTAAAATCATCAATTTGTGTTTGAAATTCTTTATCAGGCGCTTGATATAATATAAAATTATCACCTAACTTATTTTTATATGCTTCTATATTACCATAAACATTATTCCATGTTGATAATACTCCAACTGTAGGTACTTTACGTTCACGTTTAAAATTACGTAAAAATGACACTATAGGATGTGTATAAACCATTACCATCATTTCATCATAGCCTTCAGTATTTAATATACCTTTAACTTGTTTACGGCGATATTCTCCACCTAACATTTTAGCAGCGTTTGATGCTGTTGTGTCCCAAATAAATGATTCTCCTTTACTTATAGCGTCAGGTACATCAACATCATCAATTTGAGCTGATGCTTTTGTTAAGCTATTATACATTGGACTATTTTTGTCTTCAATGTATGTATCTGGGTTAAGAATTTTGATATCTGGAACTTTTGATTTTACTTTATTAAGTAGATATGATTTCCCTGCCCCTGCTCCACCAGCCATGACCACCATTTTATTTTGGGAAATTTCTTTTAATAATTCTAATAATTTTATCATCAGTGTAAATATAATAAAGAAACTTGGGGATGCCAAGTCTCTTATAAATATTGATAAAAAATAAAATTATAATTCTCGTTTAGCAGATGTTTTAAATTCAGTGAAAACTGGGGCATCTTTTGGATTTTCTAAATCAAATAAACGTTTCACGGTTTTAAATATGTCTATGTTTTCTTCATGTGAACGTTCAGGTGTTACTATTTCCCATCCTTTACCAGACATTTTTTCTTTATTTAATTTACGTTTAGTTGATTTTAACCACAATATACCATAATTATCAATTGGTTTACCAAAACATTCTTTATAACATTGACCATAAACAGCTGTTTGTAATTCATATGTTGGTTGAATATGATTTGATGTTTTAAAATCAATTAACCATAATTTACCATTAATCTCACAGATTAAATCACATGTACCTGCTACTTTTAACTCATCTGAAAATAAATGAACTTCAGTCTCAATTAATTTAGGATTATATGTTTCCCAAAATTCTACAAATCGTAAAAACATTAACCATATATCAGGACTATATTGTGGGTTACCATATTGGTTTAAGAAATTAAGTTCATTACCATTTAAATACTCTTCAATCATTTCATGGACTTGAGTACCTTCTTCGGCTGCTTTTTTAACAATATACTCAGATGAGTAACCTACTTTTTTTAACCAATCTTCAAAAAATTTTCCTTTAGGATAATAATTTAATACATAAGTTACACTTGGATAATAATTACCATTACGACGGTAATATCTTGAATCAGGTAAAGTTATCTGTTTATGATCATCAGATATTTCTAGGATTCGATTGTAAGAGTGTTTTATTTGACTCATAATAATAGTTTTTTCTCTAACAAATCTGAGTATGTTAGAGGAGTTGAACTGTATAGTAATTTAATAAAAGATCTAAAACCCATTTCATTTGGGTCTTTATCTTCTAATTCTATTAAATGTACTGTTTTACCTTCATTAATTAATTGTTCACAGAAATCAAGTGCTTGTTTAATAGCGTCTTTATCTAAGGCTATGTATACTTTTTTAACAGTAGATGAAACTATTTTAGACATTAACTTTGATTGTATATTTTTACCTAACAATGGAATAGCATTACGTTTAATTGAAATAGCATCAAACATACCTTCACATAGTATGATTGGTGAATTCCAATTTATAAATATTTCAAAAGGTATTATATTACGTGATACATCTGGATTGAGTTTTCTATTTGATTCAGGTAAATAACTTCTACCAACAAAATAATTTAAAGTACCAGATTCATCATATGAAGGAATAATAATCATATCTGAGTATTTTCCTGTTTCACAATAACCTATATTATATTTAAATATATCATCTTCTGTTAAGCCTCTATTTTTTAAATAAGCTAATGCTCGTTTAGCAGCATGAGATGGATTGTTTAACACATGTTGATATTCTTCAGGTAATTTAACTTGTTCACTAACTATTTGTTTATCAATAATAGCATCAGTTTTAACTAATGATTTCAGTTCATGTATTTTATCTGAAGGTACATCTATTGCTTTAAATAAATTTATTAGCTTTTTACCTTTAAATTTACATACCCAACATCCAAATTTTTGAAAATCAGGGCTATTTTCATCTAGACATATTTCTAGTTTAGGTTTATGATGTTTACATTTAGGGCAAGTATAAGCATAATTACCTCTAGCTGTTGATTTACCTGTACTAAGTACAGAATTCATTAATGTAACTAATAGTTGATTTACCATTAATTATAATATAAAAAAGAAAGCTTGGAAAACCAAGCTTACTTATATCTTTTATATTACTTTAATACCTAAACTATTTAAATGATTCATAAATGTTTGTATTTTCATATTATCTTTTTTACTAAAGTTACCTTCATAGGCATCTTTACCTGTAATGTCAGATATTGTGTCCATCCATTCATTTGAACCTCCTTCAATTTCTTTACCACCCATGGCTGTAAAATATTCTTCATCTATACCATTATCAGCTAAAAGTTTAGTAACGTCTTTTGTATTAAGTACATTAAATCTTTTAATTTCTATGTAATCATTTACTACTTGTTTCGCATTAGGATCAGTATTCATAGTGTTTAATAACTCAAGAAATTTATTATATCCTGCTTCTTTATTAGCAAAATTTCTTGGTTCAATTACATCTTTATTACCATTAGATAAAGTAACAACTATTTTATTATTTTCTTCTTCAAATCCAGTTACTTCAGGAGAATCTGAAGCTATGTATTTATTTTCGGTTAAGTTTTCTTCATTAATTTCATTTTCAGTAATTAAACCTGCTAATTTTAGCATTCTATTGAATTGCTCGTTTAATATTTTTGTCATATTATTGTAATTATTTTGTTATAAATATATATCTTTTGAATAAAATTTACCTAATATATTGTCATTAATCCATCTTGATGAATCTTCTAATACACCATATTGAAATAAATATTTACATTCAAAATATGTTAATTCTTTCTTTGATTTACATAAACGTATAACACTTCTAATTATACGATCTTTAGGTTCTGTTTTTAATAACTCTTTAACTTCAGTTGATGAACCATAATATGTTTTCCAATCGCTTTCCTTTATTACTTGTTTTTTACTTGGCTTTTTACCACGAGTAACAGGCAATGCTGCTAATTCTTTTTTACCTAATTTAACATTAGTAGTGTGGAAAAAATTCTTTTTACCTATATAACTACGATTTAAATTTAAAAATGTAGTCATATAAATATATCCTTCATATTGGGTTGAGTCGAAATTTTCATCATTGATTAAATCTTCAACTGTCATAACTGGTTCTACTAAATTCATGATTATCTATCTATATTAATGTATATTGTCATATCTGTGGTTCTAGATGATGGTAATGGTTGTGATAATTTACCTATAGCTACTAGATTTTGTTGTTCATCATATAAACCTACTGTTGTTATATAAGGAGTAAAGTAAGAACCAGTAGCAAAATCATATAACGTATCATCAGAACTTCCGGATAATAAAGTAGGATTTTGGCTAAAGTTAAATTCATTTTCTCTAATTGTACATTTATATTGAGTTTCATATATTGAATATGAGCTTGAAAAAGAACAAGTAACATTTGATCCAGTAGCAAATGAATCTATATCACTATTACTTGCTGATGTTAATATTATCATGCCATGTTGATATATAATATTACCTACAATGTTACTGCCTGATAATACATTTCCTTCACCATCATCAATGTAAGTTCC